CCATCACTTTGTTTTATTGGAACATTTGCTTTATCTTTAAATAAATTTTTTATTCCACCTTCACCTGTTGGCATACTAAAACCATAATTAGGTCCTTTAAAAGGATTAATACCTTTTTGAAAATCCGCTCCACCTAAATATCTAGCACCTTGACCCATGGCATAATTCATTAATCCTGATTTAAGCGATGAACCTATTCTACCTGTTCTATCAAAACCACCTATACCAGACATTGCTCCTGCAAGTAGTGGGTTAAATGGTGCAACGAACGGCGCTGCAGTTTCTGCAATCTCTGCTACTTCGTTTGGTATAATTTTTCTTAATCTTTTTTTAAGTGAACTTCCTATTCCATATTGACGTCTACCATCCATACCCATAATACCACCGTACGCTGCCATCTGTCTGTCAGGTAATACTGGTCCTGTTGGTTTTGGTTGAAAAGGGTTAACTGGTTTTGTTGGATCTTGTGGTAAAGGATTGCCACCTGCCATTTGACCTTCAGCCATAGCTTGTTCCATAAACTGTTGCATAGACATAGGTTCTCTTCCCATCTCTATCATTTCATCAACGTACTTTAGATACTCTTCTTCTAATTGAGCCATCATTATTTCTTGCATTTGTTGTGGAGATTTAGGACCCTCATCACCTGTATATTTTATAGATGGTGCGTTAGTTTCTAGCTCTTCTGAAATTTGTATATCTTCTATTCCCATGGTTTTGTCAGTTTACTTTGTTTTTGAGAACAAATCAAGAGCAGGCATAATAACTTTTACGTCTTGTGCCATCTCCTCTGCTTTGTACCCTTTAATTTCCCAGTCTTTTCTTTCCTTAAAAACTTCTCCAGTTGCTTTGTGTCTATACGTTTCTTCTACTTTAGCGTCATATACTTTCATTATGTTGTTACCTCTTTCTTAATATTTAAATAGCTAATAGCTACATCAAACGAATCTGAGCTGCTTGATTGTACGGTAAAGGTTTTTCCACCTTCTACTATTAGCGGTTGGGTTAATAATTCTGTTGTGACATTAGCCGATAGGGCTGCTGATTTAATGGCTGTAATACTGTTGTTTGTAACAGTCACCGTAGGTGTGCCAGCTGCTGTAACAAGTATAGATTTAATAACATAAGTTTCACTTACTAAAGGATTACCAGACCCTAATGGTGTTAGTGCTCCACCTGTTGTGCTGTTATCTATACCTACAAATTTATATTGGTTTACTACTGCCATTAATCTAAAAAGAAGCTTCTAGCTTCTATTTCCTGTTTTAATTCTTCTTGAAATGTACTGTTTAATTTCTCTAACACTGCGTCTAAATCTCTAACCAAAGACTGTGCTACATCTTCTTCATACTCTGAGCTTGCTCTAGTTAATGTTTGTACTATCTTTGCCATTATAAACTTGCGATTCCTCCTTTAGCAAAATCATAATTAGTAATACCATCTGCTTCACTTTCAATAACATCTCCACCAGGTAAAACATCCCCATAATAATATAATTCATTTGGATTATTTTTACCAAACAACATTCTATCTCCACCATACATTGAGTTATCTATACCTTCTTGAAATTGAGGAGACGCATACATAAAATCAGTGCTTGATTTTTGTGGCGCTTGTGATGCCTCTATTATTGATTTTATATTATTTAAATCAATTGTTTTTATTTCATCAAAACTTTGTCCTATTTCACCAGATGGTGCAAACTCGTTATTAAATGTAGACATTGTATATGTTCCATCACTTGCGTTTTTTCCATCAAACTCACCTGCATCTATTCTATCTTGAAGAAGTTTGGCTTCATCCATATTAATTCTTCTTGCCATTTCTCTTTCATTAAAACCACCATATTTTTTCATGTCTAGATAATCCATTAAACTAGTAGATCTTCCAAAATCAGAATTTTGTATTTTATTATTTAAACCTATAATTCCATCTTTTAAATTACCACCGTAATTCATTAAAAATCCAGCTCCAGGTATAGCTATACCCGTTGCTAATTTAACTAAACTCGATAAAGGACTTGAATTATAATAATCCGTTGTCCTTGCTCCACCTTGATAAGGTGTAAATTTTGTTCCTGTTTGTTGAGCTCTTATTTGATTATTTCTATTTAAAGTATTTACAAAATCATTTTGAGATCTTCTATAATCATCACCCGTTACAGGTTTACTATCTATAGTTTTAGAAGTGTAAGTTTTTTTTGTAGGTGCTCTATAAGATCTATACTCAGTATTTTGTCCACCACCGCCACCACCAATATTACCTTTATCACCGCCGGTTCCTTTATCACTCTTACTTGATTTTGATCCTCCAATACCGCGTCCACCTTGATATTCACCCTCACCACGATAACCCGGTCTAGAACCATCTAAAGTTTTAGCAACTCTTTGACCCATTGCATACATCTGTCTAGCTTGTTGTAATCTTGTAATTGACACTATCGTCTTCCTCCAGCATGTATATCTAACCTAAATGTTCCTAATTTCCAACTAGTATCTATTGCTGTGTTAGATATTGTAAGAGCTATGGCTCTTGCTCTTGCACGTGTGTCTACTTTATTAGTAGAAGTTGTTACTGTAAAAGGTCCTAATGATGAACTAGCTGCTGCATCGTTTGGATAATCTCTCAGTTCTAATTGTACAATTGCATCTCCTGATTGAGATATAAAGTCAGGAATAATTCTACTAACTCTCATAATGTTTTCACCATCACCTCTAAGGTCAGCCATATTTGTAGCTGCTCCTCTTATAACTTTTTGCGTAATATCATAATCACCTGATGTAATGTTAGCTGGTATGGCAGCAGTTACTCCTTCTCTTACTTGATTAACTCCTGTTTCATGTTCATAATAATATGTAACACCATCCGTGTTTCCTTGCACATCAAAAGAAGTATCTGTATCTGCATCGTATTGAGTTCCGTGAGGTAAACCAAACACAGCAGAATCTTCCCATGTTGTTCTAGGAAATAAACTACTAGCATTAGTAAACCATATAGGTCTTTTAACTGTTGAATCTAGATAACTATACATAACCGCTCTATTAACATTGTTAGATGTAGCGGATGGATAAAACCATGTAACTTCACCAAACAAGTTATTTATACCGGCATAAACTAATTGATTAGATGTAGTGTTAAGATCATCATAAACAAAATCCTCAACTAAACAATCCATAGATTCTAATTTACCAGTGTATCTAAAAAAACCATTATCAGACATCCAGTATGCAGCACCATCAACTTCAACAGCTGCATTCATTCCTATCAATCCACAGTTAGTACCTACTTGTTCAAAAGCAAATGTAAATGGAGTTCCAACAAATCTCATAGTAAACAAAGAAGTATCAGACCAAACATAAATTGCATTTCTACCAAGTTCAGCCCCCATGATCCGTGATCCGGCGGCCAGTCTTTGTGTACCAGCTGTATTTTCTGCTGTAGGTGTGTAGTCATTAATATTTTCTTGAGAAGAAAATCTTATAAACATATCATCTTGTGTTGTCTTATCACCAATAGTTGTTTCTGTTCCAAAAAATACTAAGTGACGATCAGGTGTTGACACTAACATATCACGTGACGCTGTTGGTGCACCAGTTATAATAGTTGCACGTGTTGCTGTTGCGTTAGATGCATCACCATCCCATTGAAAACATTCACCGTTGTGTATTAATGCAATAAGAGTTGATCCTAAGTTGTCTAATGACCATAGACCAGGATCTGTTACTGAATCTGTGTTTACCGCAGCAGAACCCCATCCTGTCCATTGAGAAGTGTTGGTTACTGTAGCACCACTAGAATGAGATGCATTAGCTGTCCCCCTAACATTTCTAGTAATACCTGTTAAATTATTTCCCGATACACCTGTGTACGAAATTTCTTCTGAGTCTACTTGAATAAAGTTAGTACCGGTAGTTGGAAACCCTGTTGTACTTGTTAAAGTAATACTTGTTCCTGATCCACCTGTACCAAAAGCATTAGCACTTAGTGATCCGTTTAATGTTGTTGTTGTAACTCCTAATATTTCTCCTCCCCACAAAGGTATACCCCAACCAAAAGCACCAAGTTGTTCTGGTGGTCCTACGGTGTAGTATCTAAAATAAGTAATAGCTCCAGAAGTAGATGCTCCACTACCTGTTTCATTACTAGGCATTGTAATTGTAAAGTTGTTTGCATCTACAACAGATGTAACCATAAATTTTTTATCAGCAAAATCAGCAGCTCCAAAATTAGAATTAGTGATAGCACTAAATGTAGACGCATCACCAAATAAAACTATATCTCCTGCTTGAAACCCATTTGCATTTGCTGTTATAGTAACTGTCGGTGATCCATTGGATGTGCTAAACGCACTTGTAATTGCTGTTCCTGATGGATTAACTAAAGGGTGTATGTCATAATAAACACCACCAGAGTATACATATAAAATTCTATTAGTTCCTATGGCTGCAAATTTAATAGAATCTTTATTAACAAAATGATGCAACCCTCTTGCAACACCTGTAAGTTTTGATTCACCTAACTGATTCCAGCCACCTATTTTTTCAGGTGTGCCATATCTAAAACGTACGTTTTCTCCACCTGTCCACTGTGATTCAGCGCCGGTAGATGTAACTTGTTTATTGAATCCTGGTAAAAATCCTAATTTTTGTAACATATAAAAACCTTTGAAATAACTGATTTACACTATATATTAAATAAATATAGAATGAAAGTCACTAATATAAAAGATTTTTTGATAGTAAAAGACAACTTTTTTGAAGAAAAAGTTTATAATCAAATACTTTATGATATTTCAAGATTAAACTTTCAAAGCCGGTATAATACATCTAGAGAAGAAGACAAAAATATTTATCAAAAAATATATTTTAATGTGCCTTTAAATAAAAACCATTTTGCAGTGCAAGAGGTATTTAAAATACTGTCTGAATATGGGTTAAATTTAGTTTCTACAGAACATAATTATTTTTTAAGTACTAAACACAAAAAAGCATCTCCCCACACCGATCATTCAGATGTAAATTGTTTAGTATATTTAAAAGGAATTAATATCTTAAATAGTGGCACTGGTTTTTACCACAAAGAAAATGATGAACTTGTTTTAAACAGACATATAGGATTTAAAGAAAACAGAGCGTTAATTTTTGACTCTAAAATACACCACACTTCTTTACAATTTAATGAGGTAACAGCAACAAGATATGTAATGGCTAATTTTTTTAATTATAAATAATATGAAAATTATGAAAGCTAAAATTGTATGGTTTCCTGAAAAACTATCTTCTATAAATTTTGATTCTTTAGAAAATAAAATGGAATGGGATCAAGAACATTTAAAAACTGTTCGTAAATTTATGGAACAAGATGGATTATTATTTCCAGGAGTATTTAAAGATGGTGAGATACATTGTGGACACTATAGATTTAAAATAGCAAAAGAGATGGGCTATGATGGTATCGATGCTTATAAGGTAGATAGTTTTAAAGATGCCCTGCACTTGACTAATTTTAGTCAGTTGTGTTATAAGCACTATCAAGAATATAAAGAAAATAATTACTTATGATAAATACTTACAATTTATTTGCTGTGCCAGTCGTGCATGGTAAATTACCCTTACAACCAATTGTACATAAAAAAATTTTATCATTTGTAGATGATAACTATACTGAAAGTGATTTACGTTCTAATAGAAAGGGGTTTCAATTTCATAAAGATTTTGAAGGTAAAAAAGAAATGGATGAATCAATAAATCAAATGATGTTAAAAACATTTAACAGTCATATTAGTTGGAGCTGGTTAAATGTTTTAGGAGACAACTCTTACAATAATCCACATTCTCATCCAACTCTTCACTCTAATTTTTCAGGAGTGTTTTATTTATCAAACGAAAACAACAATATAATTTTTACAAGGGATAATGAAACTTTTAGTTTTCAACCAACAATTTTTGATTTTTTAATTTTTCCATATAGTTTAGTACATTATGTATTACCGGAAAAAAGAAAAGAAAAAAGAATATGTTATGCATTTAATTTAAAAACCTTGGAGGATAAAAACAATGTATGAATCATTAACAGAAGCAACTAAATTTCATTCAATAAATGAATCTAATTGGATTGGGGAGGCGTTAGCAGAATATAAACACAACGTTTTTAATTTAATAAAAGAAAATAATGTAAAAACTATTTTAGATTATGGTTGTGGTAAAGCAAAATTTCACTCTATTTTATTTAATAATAAAAAAGTTCCTGGCTCACCAATGGGTGTTGATATTACTCCTTATGATCCAGCAATTGCAAAGTTTGCTAATAAACCAACTGGACAATATGATTTAGTTTTATGTGTTGATGTAATGGAACACGTTCAAGAAGATAAAGTTGAAGAAGTTCTTAAAGATATATTTACTTTTAGTAACAGAATATTTTTAACTATCACTTGTTATCCTGCCACACAAGTTTTACTAAATGGTAAAAATGCTCACTACACTATTAAAGAACCTGATTGGTGGAAAGAAAAATTAAAACCTTATGATGGAAGTTATATTTCTATTTTTCAAACAAAACCTGATAGGGGAGGCAAAACTATAAACAAAGAAGAGTGGATGCCTAATAAAATTACGTTAGAAAAATTAAAAAAAAATCATAAAACACTGGACGAAACTCAAAAAGAAAAAGCTAAACTGTTGTAACAATGCTTATAAAAATTGTAGATGATTTTGCAAATGTAAAAGAACAATTAGAAATAATAAATTATATAAACAATAATAATTTACTCTATTCTTTTAACAAAACTTCTATAACAAATAAAAAATTTATGACTTCTAACACAATAGATTACCCGCAAATTGTTCATGAAATTATTAAAGATGATGAGATATATAATAATGTTTTATTTTCTTATATCTACACTTTATTATTTAAACATAAACTATCTAATAATTTTATTCATAGAATAAAAATAAACACAACGTTCCCTTATCCTAAAAGTAATAAAAAAAATTATGGACCAATTCACATCGATATATCGGACCCTAATGTAGATGGTATTAGTATCATATAT